GTTCTGGTTGATAATGTATCTATACCAACTGATGATGTTATTTGTGCTAAATCAGCATTACTGCCTGATACGATGACCTTTTTCCAAGTTGCCATTTATTCTCCTTTAAAAGTATTTTTTTATTTTATTATAAATATATTGTTAAAATATTTTCATTATTCTAATCCTAACCAAAAATTACTTCCGGAATACATTATTCCAGCTTCGGCAGCTTCTGGTGTTAAAGATTGTTCTTTTACTACTAATACACTTTGAGATGTTACAGTTAATGCTCTTGTGTTATCTACTTCACGTATTAGCAATATATCGTTGTTTGTGTCTTCTTGTTTAAATTGTAATGATCCTGTTACCCAAGAGTCAGTTACAAAAATTTCTTCGATTGATGTTGATCCATCATTTCTTTTAAAAAATAGTTTTCCATCATATACATTTACAGATAATTCTCCATCTTCTAGGTCGACTGGTCTAGTACCTGCTATTAGAGATCTTCGTAATTGTATGATATTACTCAAAACGATCCTCCATCTATTACATGACTAAATCTTAATCCACCTCTAGAGTCTTGGTATGCAATTTCACTGTATGTTGCTTGACTCATTGATGTATATGTTCCACTTCCTGTAAAAAATAATGATCCAGTAAATATATGAGTATCATCAAATGTATCTCCAAACATGGTAGATCCAGAAGAAAATGATTGAGTCATATATAATACAGAAGAAGATACAATATAAGACTCAGCAGTTAAGCTTCCGGATATTTTTAAATCTCCTTCACTATTTAAACTAATTAATCTTGTAGATCCACTATTAACAGTAAATATATTAGATGATCCAACGTCTACTGCAGTAGAAACTGAACCGGTTTGTATTTTAAATAATTCTAATCCTACTATGCCAGATGCTGGTATTCCTGAAAGATCTGTTCCTGATCCAGAAAAAGATCCTGAAAATCCTCCTGTTACTCCTAACGAGCCTGTTATTTGAATATTGTTTTGAGTAGTGTATGCAGATCCGGTTTGTTTCCAAATATTTCCGTCACGCTCATTTGCTAACGATCCACTTAATGTTTCTCCTGCATATTGTAAAACACTAACTTTATATGGAGTACTTTTACCTCCTGGGTCTGCTATATGAAGTATACCTGTTTTATAATCAAATATCCAATTAATTGCATCTGTTTTAAATATTTGAGTACCATCAGATTCAAATAATTTTATTTCATAGTTTGCGCCATATTTATCACTTAAAAAATTTCTTTGATACAATTCTGGATTAGATGAAAATGAAGGAATTGAATCACTACCAGGAGTAAATCCAGAGCCAGAAATAAAATAAAATGCATTATTTGGAAATGTTCCGTCTGGTGTTAATATAAATTCTGTGTATTGTTTTGCAAATCCATTTGATATTGCACTAGCAGTATCAGAAGTAATTGGAGAAGTGTAAACTTCTGTATCGTTTATATCTAATGTACTTACTGTATTTTCTTGAAAGAATGCTCTGTTTGGATCAGTAAATTCTTTATTAATGAGAATCTTAAACGACTTATCTTCTTTATTTATTGCCATATCTCTTTGTTATCCTATGAATATGTTATACTAAAATTATTTAAATAATCACTTGCACTTGTTCCTTTATAACGAATCCAAACTATAACATATCCAGAAGCAGCTGCTCCTGTACTAATTCCTGATGGCAATGCCCATGTAACTGTGTAAGTACTACTATTATTTGTTGTAATAGTATTTCTAATTCCTTTAATTATTCCAGAATCATCTCCAACTGCTCTTCCTAAATCATAAATTGCATTTGCAGCTTCTCCTCCTGTAACATCTGCAGACAATATTAATGAAACTTGTAATACTGCATCTGATGGATTTGCTCCTTGATAATCCCATGGTGATATAGGAGTTGATGATGCAAATGCATTTGTATTTCTTGAAATTGTAAATGTTCCACTTTGTCTATTGTTTGATGATGGATCTGATCTTCTAAAATATAGTGCATAATCTGTATCAGCATTAGTACCATCAACAAATCCAGAATACGCAGAAGATCCAAATCTTCCTGCAATTAGTCTACCATTTTGTGATTCTAAATTTCCATCTGATAATGATGTTTGACTATTCCATACTCCTCCTTGTAAATCATTTAAACGATGAGATTCATGTAAAAATGCTTCTGCATGGGAATCTCCAGAATTTGTAGATCCGGCGTTATTTGCAGAAGTATATGAATTAACAAACATATCTGTTAATGTATATGTAGCAGACGCATCTGACTTTCCTGGTTTTTCAACTGTAACTGTACCGGTTGGAGATGATTGAGCAGTATTGATATTTTGTGATAATGTTCTCTGTACATCTAATTCTAATACGTCATTATATTGTGGCTGATCTGATGTTTGACTACCAGTTGCTAAATTTGCTGAAAAGTTTGTGGAATTAAAATGTACATTACCTGTTTCATATATCGGATAAAATAAATCACTTCCTGTTATAGCTAAATCAAATGTAGCTCCTGCTAAATATGTTATACCACTTAAATAATTAAATGATGTTGAACTTGTTACTGGTGACTGCGCAGTTACTGATATATTTGGATAATTGGTTCCAGATCCTAGATACCATAATTGATAAACATTTGTTTCTCCTGCACCTGTTGCTAATATTTTATATTTATAAGATCCAGTGCTTGTTAATGTATGATCAATTCGTGCATTTGCTTTAGCCCAGAAAGTTTCATATACTTCCAAACTTGTCATGTTAATATTACCAGTAGTTCCTGTTCCATCTGGGTCATATGCTCGTTTGCTAAATACTTCTAGCGTTGATCCAGAAATAATACTAGAAGTTACTCCGCCTTCTAATGTGTTTGCTGCTAAAGATGATGATTTACCAGCTCTAAAGCTGTCACTTTGATCTGGACTGTTTAAACGAACATTAGTTGCACTTGTTAATGTTGAAACTGATGAATATGCACTAGTACCTATGTACCAATCAGCTGATGTTAATCCTCCAGCTAATCTACCAGAAAACGTACTAGGATTAACTTTTGTTAATGATTGTCCTGTTAATATTTTTGCTTTTGCTGGTGCTAAGTCTAGAAATGCTTCGCTAATTTCATCTATTGCATTTCCTATAGTAGTAGCAGGAGTAAAAGTATCAAAAAATCCATCTGTATATACTGTATCTGATGGTGTACCAATAACTCCTTGTCCGTCTGCAGATACTTCTGGACTAATTGCAATATGACTTCCAGTAAAAATTGCAGACGTTGCTGCATCATTTGTTACAGTAGCATTTAATTCGTATTGTTGTCTTCTTGTTGAATCATACCAAACTATACCATCTAATCGATCTCCAAATGTACCTGTTGTAATAGAAGGTAATCCAGATCCTGTAAAAAATTTTGTTACTGGTTCGTAGTCATTTAATCCTCCAATAAATTGTATTTCGATTGGTTGTGAAACTGTTCCAAACTCAGAAGAATGTACATTTAAAGATCCAGTTGCTAATAAGACTTCGCCTCTAAAAACGGGATTTACATTTTTTAAATTTTCTAAACTACCTCTTTTATGCTGAATTACCTGTGCCATTAAATGTTTTCTTTTATATAAATATCAAATACTTTTGAATTAAATACTTTAAGGAATAATTGTTTTTGATACGCTGGATGTTGGGAAAAATCCAACATCTATTATTCCTTCTACACTACTAGTTATATTTGTTCCTATCTGATTAATTCCTCCATCTATTTGTATAGCTGCTTTATTATCTAACGGAGAATCATCAGATCCGGATATAGATAAAGATCCAGATAATTTTAAATGTTTAGCAAATTGTTTGCCTTTTAGTCTTCTAGCCATTATTCACTCCATCTTCCATTAACAATAATTATATCATCAGATTCTAAATTATATCCTAATTCTGTAGTATCAAATGTTATTTGTTGTGTTGTTGTTGCATTTGGAGTCCAATTATATACAGCTGTATCTATATATTGTCCATTGATATAAATATCAAATTCTTTTGTAGTAGCTCTGCCGCCTATAATAGTATTATAATTTGGTGTTCCGGTGACTAATATAGTATTATTATTAATTATAACTCCTTGTTTTTCTATTAATTGTGTTAAATAATTCATTAGTGCTGGCGTTATTTCGGTTCCTGCGCCTCCGCCGCCTCCGCCAGATGATTGATTTGAAACTATAACTTTATTTCCAGAAATAATTCTTTGTTTAGCGTCAATTAGTTTTTGTGGAACTTTTGTAGTACTAAATATATCAGTTGTAACATCAATAACTAACGCCCATTGTATTTTTTTAATTGAATATCTTTTTTGTACTGTCGACATTCTAAATTCTTGTTCTGATAATAATGTTCCATTGACTGTTAGTGGAATTGTTGCTCTAACTAATCTATCGTCTCCAACCGTGTTTACAGTTTCAAATGAAATATCTCTTATAAATGTTCTATACTTATTGAATTCATTTCCCCAAGCAAATGTTCCATATGGCATTATTTGTTCAATTACTTCATTCATTTGTGTAGTAAAATCAGTCCATATCAACATTTCATATTCTACATCTACATATTCTGGAATATTAACGGTATATAATTCCTTTGAATCAATTGTATTATTTTTTGGTATTGGAACTAATTCGTCAATATACCTATTTCTTTTGTTATATTTTTGCTTATATACAATTTGATTTCCTGGTATTGGATTATTAACATCTAATTTTTTTAATGTATCCCGTTCTGATAGCGAGTTTCTTTTTAATACAATTATTGGAGATTGAAGCATTCCTTTTTCATCACGCAAATATCCTAATCTTCGTACGTTATCCCATTTTTCGCCATTTGCAAACACTATTGGTATTTTAACTAATTCGTTATTATGTTGAACTTGTGGTTGGATTTCATTATCTAAAAACCATTTTATTGCATAATCTATATCATATACAGTACGCTTAGGTGTTCGAACAACGTCGTCATCTCTTCGTACTTGTTCTGCTCTATTTAATATTAAATCTGGTCTTGTTGAAACAGTACTTTTTAATTCCGGTTTATTTGTTTTTCGATCAATATTTTGTCTTCGATTTCTAGGCATTAAAATCCTTTATACGATTGATTATCATCTGTTGTACCTATTCTCATTTTTCTAATATTTAATGGAGCTTGTCTTGTTACATGACTATCACATAAAACAGATACACTATAACCAAAATTATTACCATTAGGCCAAGTGTCTGGATTTTTTCCAGAAAAATATTGATTTGCATCTACGTTATCCAATTCATAAAATTCATTATCCCATTTAATAATATCTCCAACTTCTGGATAAAATGATGCTTTCTCTAAAATATCTCTTGATATTCCAAATTGAGCTGTTCGTGTATATGTATGACCATAATCATCCATATTCGATGTTTTATTTTCTTTTGTAATCAATGCAGGAATTAATATAGAATTAAAATATGTTTTTGATGTAGACTCGCCATATATATTTGAATTAGATTGTTCTATAACTAGCTTAAAAAACTCAATTTCTGTATCAATTATTGAATTTAATAATTCTGAGTTAATTGCGGCTAGAAATCTAGCATCTCGTTTTGTTCCAAATAACGCCATTTTATCCTACGTAAATTTTAGTTGGTATTTTTGACAGTACTTCATTCATTGCATCATTTTCTGCTTGTTGTCTTGTCATCATACTCTCTTTTGTTAATTTATCTAAAAATTCTCTTAGTTGCGTAATTAATGATTCTTTTTCTGATTGTCCTTGTGTCACTAAATCAGATCCATTTAATGTTACTTCTGAGTTTGGTATTGGTACTGATGAATATTTTCCTCTAACATATCCCAACATTTCTTTAACTAACGCAGATCCATATCTGAAAATCCATGCTCTTCCCATATCATTAATTTGTGAATATTTTTGATATGTATATGGTATATTAGATGCATCACTTACAACTCCATTTGTTGCTGCAGTATTACCAAATAATATTGCTTCGTCAGCTTTTTTATCTTCAAATATAAATTCAAACCAAACGTTTTTATAAAATGGATTTGCAGCTGTTCCTGTTGTTCCAGGCACTGGATATAATCTTATATCATCTCCATGTATATCAAATGAAAAATGTGATTTTCGTATTCTATCATTAAATTCAATTGTTTGTATTCTAAGTAAGTCTTGATGTAAAGGCATCAACATAAAATTAACAGAAGGAGAAAATCCTCCAAAATCAAATGCATCCATTAAATTTTGAGATCCTAATCCTGTTCCTACAAATGGGTCAAAGTATCTTATAATTGCTGGTGGAACATTGTGTAATACTTTTTTTACTTCAATTGAACTTGTATTTGTTAAAGTTATTCCTAATGTTTCTTCTACAGCTTTTCTTATACTATATGTTTGTTGTCCAGGTTGTACATCAATAGATGCAGAAAACCATTTTAAATTACCTCCGGAGTCTGCTTCGGTACCATATGTTTTTGATAACTTTGTTACATATGATAATGATCCTCCAATTAATGTATCAGAAAATCCATCTGCAGATAAAAAATCAGATCCAGTTTGTATTCCTAATGTATTCAATAAATTATTAGCAATATTAACTTGATTAACTTGATTTGAATATTCAATAACAGCTGATTCAAAGGCATTATAAAAATTTATATCTAATAATTCCACATCCATGATTGGATATCCAACATTTTGAGCTGCGTGTTTAGCAAAGCTATCAGCTTGTTGTTGAAATAATGTATCATTATCAAAAAATCCAAATGGTGTATCTCCTGCAACAAATGATGATGAGCCAGGCCATATAGGTTTATTTTCACTGTAATCTGCCATTTATATCCTTATTCTAATTTTAATAAAGTAGTTGATAGTAGTTGCATTTGCTCTAATGATTCAATTTTACCAACTGATAATCTTCTAATTGCTTCAAATGTTTTTGTTGGTGGGTATGGGGACATTACCTTCATTGTAATAAGTTCTGATCCTTTACCCAAGTCTTGTTCTATATGAACCATTAGAACTAATCTAATAGCTCGTATTCTGTCTAATGTGTCGACTAAATTACCTTTATAACGTATTCTAGCTTGCATTGAATATTTT